GGCTGCTACACCTTTAGCGATGATGACTTCATTTGAAATGCTTATTCATATTGCTGACCGTGCTGGTTATACTCAGGAACAACTGACTATTATGCGCGGAATTGCAACTGAAATTTGCTATCCTTTGTATGAATTAGATGGTATTTTAGTCCAAATTTTTGGATCTAATCCGTCAGGACATCCGTTAACAGTTATTATCAATAATTTAGAAAATTCTCTTTATTTACGATATGCTTACTATGCTATGCATAAGGACGAGATTGTTCCTGCGTTTGCTGATAGAATTGCATTGCTATGTTATGGTGATGACAATGCTATGGGTGTTCATGAACTAGAGACAAAATTTAATCATACTTCAGTTGCTTCTGAATTAGACCAAGTTGGTATTACCTATACTATGGCTGATAAAGAGGCAGAATCCGTACCTTATATTCCTCTTAAAGATGTTTCTTTTCTTAAAAGAGGATTTGTATATAGTTCTGCTGTAGATTCTATTGTTGCACCTATCGAGGTTGCTTCAATTAGTAAATCTTTGCATAACTTTATGCACAACAAAGGGTCTGATGTACTCCCTGCTCAAATTGCTGCGCAAGCTATTAATGCTGCAAACATGGAATTTTTCTATCATGGAAAAGAAGTGTTTGAGGAGCGTAGAGCACAATTACTCGAAGTTGCTGAACTTTCTGGAATTTCTGATTTCGTTGGTGAGTTAGATACTCATGCTGATTTGATTGATCGCTATAATAATAGTCGTATTAAGAAATCTATACTCGAAGAACCGAAAATCTTAGATTGCTAAGTAACAAGATCTCTTTATAGAGATTCGTTTTTAGGTCTGGTTACCAGGATGATTTGTGCGAATTGTCCCCGGCTTTCCTAGAAATTTGTTAATGCACATTTTTGTATATTATTACATATTTTACATATTGGTACTTGTGAATTGAGCTCTCCAAGTACTCTACATATTTTTAGCTTACTGTATTTTATAGGTGCAAGGGGT